TATCTACTACACTATTTAAATTAGTTAAATCTGCACAGGTATACTTTTGATATTGTGATTTGATATTCTCTGGCATTGGTATTAGGTTAATTTTAGCATCGTACTTATTAGCAATAGCGTTAGCAACAGTAGAAAAACTTACACTGCGTCCGGTGCCTACATTAAATATACCCGATTGGTCGACACCAAACATTTTTTCGTGCAACTTACAAATATCATCTACACAAACAAAATCTCGTCTATATTTTTCACTATCTTCAAATAAATTAATATAGCCATTTTCTTTTGCTTGATGTGTAAATTTAGTATAAGGGCTTGCCTGATCGCCTTTATGTTCTTCGCCTGCGCCGTACACATTAAAGTATCTAAAGCCTTGAATTTTAATTTGAAATTCGTCTATGTATTGATTAATAAATCTATCAAACAAATACTTGCTCCAAGCATACGGGCTTTGCGGAAGCAATGGCCCATTTTCTGTAAAATGTTCAGTAGGTCCGTAAACACTTGCACTAGATGCATATTGAAAGTTAGTGCCAAAGTTTTCGCATATTTGTATAAGTCTTACACTAAACTCAAAGTTCTGTTCTAGTATCTGATTTACGTCTGTGTATGTTGTGCTACTAATAGCACCTAAATGTATACACCAATCATAGTCTTCAGTACTAGGAAGTATACCTGGTTGCCATTCCCATCCTTCAACTTCGTGACCTTGTTGCTGTAAATAGCTTGCAATATTCTTGCCAATAAATCCTTGGTGTCCTGTAACTAAAATTCTCATTTGCTTGCCTCTATTATGCTAGTTGTGGAATAACCATCTACAGTTGATACTATGTGTACATCTGCTAAATCATTACCTACAACTTCTTCTATTTTATAATCGCCACCTTTTACAATTAGATGCGGTTTTAATTTTTTAATTAATTCGTATGGAGTATCTTCATCAAATACAACTACTTGATCTACCCACGGTAATATTTCTAATTGACTAATGCGCTTTATCTGATTGTTGATTGGGCGTGTTTCGCCTTTGAGACGTTTGACACTTGCATCACTGTTAATACCTACAATTAGTTTCTCACCGAGTGTTTTTGCTTCTGCTAAGAGCTCAAAATGACCCTTGTGCAGTATATCAAACACTCCGTTAGTAAACACTATACGATCTTCTAAGTCGCTTACAGCAAGCGTATATGTGCCTAGATGTGTAACTGCTTTGGTAGATCCTTTAACAGCAAGTTCGATACAATGTTTATAATCATAACCTTTAGTAAGTCCATAAACAAAACTTGCTAGAAAGCAATCGCCTGCACCAGTAACATCGTTTACTTCTACAACATCAACTGGTATGTCATACACTACGTTGTCTATGCTTGCAACAACATTTTTACCAGCCCGTGTAGTAATAATATTACCTTGCCAAAGATCAAAGTCTAATTCTGTAAATTCTTTTTCGTTAGGTTTTACAAGCCAGGCACCTTTGTAATGTTCTGCTGATTTCTTTGGATCTACAATAACACAACAGCCTGCTTTGTTTGCTAATTGTATAATTTGTTCACTAAACTCCAATACACCTTTATTATAATCACTTAGTATTACATAGTCGTATTTGTTAAATGGAAATTCTTGTAGTTCTTCTAAAACGTCATAACCGTCTGCAATGTAATCTTTGTCAATGCGTGTGACATAATGTCCGTCACACATAACTCGTGTTTTTATACTTGTAGGCTGATCAGGTTCATATAGACTAACATCTACACCTAAACTTTTTAAATTTTCGTAAACAAGTCCTGCACCGCCTACAGTTTCTACAATACGTTCTTGTGTAACAACTGGTACGGGTGCCTCAGGACTCAAACGTGTGCTTGCGCCGTAAATATATCTGTCGATGATTATATCGCCAATAACTAAGACTTTCATAATTCTATTATACTTTATTTTAGGTTAAGTGTCAAGTAAATTAATAGTTTGAAACACAGTTTCTAACTTAGTTAAATTAATTTTGCTTTGAAGAGTATTACGTAATCCGTGATGCAAGGGTTTTGGCCACTTAGTAAAACTGCACCAAGCATAGCCATCGTGTTCGTTGTTAAGTTTAGGAATAAATTCTTGCTCTATTACACACAGATAGGTATGGAAATAAAATTTACTATCAGGAGAAATAAAACTTTCTAAAGGTAATGTTTTTTTAATTTCTGGAAGTTGTCCAATTTCTTCTTGGATTTCTCTTTTAAGTCCTTCCCACGGAGTTTCAGCACCTTCATTAGTGCCACCAACTAGTCCCCACATATTAGATCTTTTACCGTTTGCTCTGTGCAAAAATAAAAATCTATTAGTGTCTAAAGTATAAAAGAGAGCTCCACTACATACTATTTTGTCATTCATAAAAATAGTTATCCAGCTAGATCAATTCTCCAGGTACCAACTGGATAATCACCGTCAACGGATTTGAACCATTCTCCGTCTTTAAATCTGTATTGAATATTAGTATTAAGATTAGTAGTATATGTTAAGGAATTTTCTTTACTTGCGTCAAACACAATATTCCATTTAGTGCCGTCCCACTCTACAACATCGTTTGCCTTTGCAATTAATCCTGAACCGTCTGTATTTTGCCAAGCAAGAGGAACTTTTGTAGCATTTTCGTCGCCAATATTTTCTAGCAATAAAAGTCTTAACCCTGCTACCTTAATACTGTCAGGATTAAATCTAGTAGGATCGATTATGTAATCAATACTTGTACGTCCTGAAATAATCGAGTCAGTTGGAAAACTATCAGCGTCCCAATTAATTAATATTTTTCCTTCATCAAACGGACTAATTGTAAAAGTACCTGTAACAGTATTATCGTTATCTAAATTAGTTAAGTATATTCTACTTACATCAGCAGCATATTGGCCAGGTAATGCTTCGAATATCTCTCTCCAATTTTTATTACCAACTGCACCGTTTGTGTATAACTGTGCAGTATCTAAATCTAGATATACTCCATATTTGTTGTAATTTACATTGGCCATTTGTTCACTTAAACCAGTTTTTGCTATAGAACCAAATTCGTTAGTTTTAATACCTGACTTAGCAAAATCGTCATATTGGTTTAATTCTGGAACTGTTACTCCGTCTTCAATAGTGCCTCGATCTTCGTCAAACATACTTGTAATAATATTAGTAATTACACCCATTCTTCTAACTTTTGTAGGCGGCGAGATATAAATGGGAATACTAAATGTTAGTGTTGCAATATCAATTTCAGAATCAACACCTACTGGTATACTTCTATTTGACCATTGTACATTTTCTAAATTAACTACGCTAATACTTGTCCAGTCAATAAAATTGTCTGTGGTTTGCATTTCTAAACTTGGATTGAATAATACTAATATTTGTTCTAATATTTGTAATTTTTGATCTGTATTACTAGCCCATATATCTGCATTAATACGCATTAAGTATGGTGTTGGAATAAGGCGTTCAACTGTATAATTTTTACCTTGATAATTTAAATACTCTTCATTTTCGTCGTCGTATGCACGTTCTCTAATGTTAGTCTTGCGTGTATAAGTTGCATCTGTTAAACGATCTTTATCTAGTTCTAAACCAGTTACATAAACTGAAATTCTTGGTGCACTTGGAATTTTGTTTTCACTATTTTCTCGTATAATATTAGCAACCTGTCTTGTTAAATCGCCATACATAACAGGAACGTCTTTTATTGCACCTGATCCGTCTTTCACAGGAAAGTTACTCAAAATACGCATCATCTGAGTTAAGTATCTTCTAACCTGACCGTCATAAAAATGTTGCATTATGTGTTATCCGCCGTTGGTTTTCTAGGACGTAGTGCTTTAGATAAACTCTGTCTTTCTTCAACAACTTCGCCGCCGATATTACTTGTGTTTGTATTATTAATAAATGAAGATTTGTAAGTTTGGCGTTCAAGTGTATTACTTAATGTCATTCTAATATCATCATTCACTTTCACCCATCTACTCCCGTCATATCTAAACATTCTATTTGGAAGGAAATCGGTTCGTAAAAAATAATCTCCTTCTTCGTTTTGTCTCGGAAATTGTATCCCGAATCCAAACGGTGCACCGTTTGGTGCAGTATCACCTGTTCCGACTAGGTAACCTGTATATCCTTCTCTTTCAGGACGACTAGCAACTTCGTCTGCACTATAAGTAATATTGCTTGCATCTAAATCTTCTTCGTCAGCAGTAGAAAGTGCAATACTTCCGTCGTCATTTGTAGCAACAGTATAATAGTGACTAATATCATATCCACTTTTAGGAGCGTCTGCTTCAGCTTGTGCAACTACTGCATTATTAATTTGCATTTCTTTCTCGTATGTAGAAAGAATATCACGCAATGAGTTGTTACTACCTTCTTCAGCAGGTAAGTCTAATATTTCTTTAAATTCTTGACTATCTATTATTTGTTTTAATTTGATTCTATATAAATGCGGATACCAAGTTTGTGAAAATCCTTCCGCTGCACGATTAACATCTTCTACAACATAAAAGCGTTTTAATGCTATTGCATAGTCGTTTGCAGCATACTCGTCTTTTAAATGAGGTAATTCGATCACATCTCCTGGCATAATTTTTCTACCAAGAGTTTTTACTGAACTGTTTATATGAATAGTCATAAACAATGTGTCATTAGTTAAAAATAATCCAAATTGGCTTAGGTCAAAGTCTATGTCTTGAACATTGTAAATACCACGCATTGAATAAACGTCAGGATCGTATTTTCTATCTCTATTTTCTAAAAATAGTAAATCCTGTATGTTAGTTTCTTTAACAGCATCGTATGTTGGTTGGTCAGCAGTTCCTTCGCCTTCAGCAGGATTTTCGGGCCCTAAATACTTGTGTATGTTAATATC